GTGAGCAGACCGACCGTATCTGCTGCACCATCGAACTGGACGAAAAATTCTGCGACGTCATTGTCCGCAGGTACATCGAGCAGATCGGCACGGATGAGAAGGTCAGCGTCCTGCGTGACGGCAAGGAATACAAGTATAGCGAGGTAGCACCCCATGATGAATAAGCCTTTGACCCTCGGAAGCCTGTTTGACGGCTCCGGGGGCTTCCCGTTGGGTGGACTGCTTGCCGGGATCACTCCCGTGTGGGCGTCGGAGATCGAGCCGTTTCCCATTCGAGTGACCACCAAGCGCCTGCCTTTTATGAAGCACTACGGGAACATCTCCGCTATGGACGGCGGCAGAATCGAACCCGTGGACATTATCACCTTCGGTAGCCCGTGCCAGGACATGAGCATTGCTGGCCGAAGGGACGGCTTGGACGGCTCCCGTTCCAGCCTCTTCTACGAAGCCGTCCGAATCATCAAAGAAATGAGGTGTGCCACCGATGGCAAATATCCAAGATGGATCTGTTGGGAGAATGTTCCCGGTGCCTTCTCCTCAAACAAGGGCGAGGACTTCAAAGCCGTCCTCGAAGCGGTCATCGGCATCGCCGAGCCGGAGACCGAGGTGCCTATGCCTGAGAAGGCAAGATGGCCCTACGCCGACCTTTACATGGGAGACGGATGGAGCGTTGCGTACCGAACTCTTGATGCACAATACTGGGGAGTTCCCCAACGCAGACGCCGCATCTACCTTGTCGCAGATCTTGCAGGCAGAGGTGCCGGAAAAATACTATTTGAGTCAGAAGGCCTGTCTGGGTATTCTGCGGAGGGCTTCCGCTCGTGGCAAAGAGCTGCCGGAAGTTTTACGCCTTGCGTTGGAGCGACAGGCTTCGATGGATACAACGGCAGTCTGACGGACGACACTTCCGCCACCCTCGGCGTGAACTGCGGAATAAGTACCGGTCGTAACGGCATCGTGCTGAACGACCAGGGCGGCAACCGCATGGACATCACAGAGGAGGTTACCTCCACGCTCCGAGCGGAAGCACACCATCCGCCATGTGTCATGGAGTCGGCGGGCTTCTGCACCGAGCATTCTGCCAAGAGCCGCACCATCGGCTATAAGGAAGAGTGTTCTCCCACGCTCCGTGCAGGCGTTGTTCCTGCGGCGGTGGCGCTGGAAAACCATCCGACCGACAGCAGGGTCAAACTTTCCGACGATGGCAATGTGCAGACGCTGACCTCCCGCATGGGTACAGGTGGCAACAATGTGCCGCTTGTGATGAAGATCCGCTCCGGCTGTGAAGGCGGCGGCAAGGGCGCACTCATTCAGAAAAACAAATCCGCAACTCTGTCCTGCAACAACGACCAGACGCTGTTCGAGCCTTGCGGCTGGGACGGCGGACAGGTTTCTCCGACCCTCACCAAGCAGAATGCCGGCGGCAGTCAGCGGATGCCGGACAAGGAGAACTTCACCTGCGTTCTTCAGCCCTTCGGCATCTGCTCCAAGGATTCCAATGCCATGAAGTCGGATAATCCCCACAGCGGGATCTACGAAGCGGAAACCGCACGGACGCTTGACGGCAACGGCGGCAATCCCTCCTGCAACCAGGGCGGCATCGCCGTGGTAGCTTTCACGCAAAATCAGCGTGATGAAGTTCGTGACCTCGGTGACCGCTCCGCTGTGGTGTGCGCCAATGCCGGAACAAAGCAGCAGACCTTTGTACTGCAAGGCTCCATGATCGGTCGTGAGAACAAAAATGGTCCTCAGGGTGACGGCATCAACGAAGATGTCAGCTTCACCTTAAATACCGTTGACCGCCATGCCGTTTATGCCATGACCACGGGCAGCTTCACCCAGGTTTCCAAGGAAAAAGCGCCGACCGTCCTCGCACGGGATTACAAAGACCCGACCGCTGTCTGCTACGGCATTGGCAGGGACACCTTCAACCAGGGGCAGAACGCCAAGTTCGCTCCGACCTTTGAAAAGGAGCTTCAGCCGACACTGGTGGCAAAAGGACCGGGCGCTATCCAAAGCGGATACACCGTCCGCCGTTTGACACCCACCGAGTGCGCCAGACTCCAAGGCTTCCCGGACAACTGGTGTGCCGACCTCGGTACGGAAAAACCGTCCGATGAGGAAATGTACTTCTGGCACAAGGTGTTCAAGACCTACTCCGAAGTGACCGGCTGCAAGATGAAGTCCGACAAGCAGGCCGCAAAGTGGCTGAAAGACCCGTATTCCGACAGTGCGGAATATAAGATGTGGGGCAACGGTGTGGCGCTCCCGTGCGTATGGTTCGTGCTCTGCGGTATCGTGTGGGCAGAAAAAATCGAGGCAGCGGATTGACCGCTCCTCGATCTCATCAGTTTTTCCTGGTGGGCTTCACATTGACATCCGGACGAATGCTTCCGTTGATCTCGCCGTTCTGCTCTTCAAACTTTTTGATGTTCTCACGAATCAGCACAAGAATGTGGCTGTTCACGGAACGTCCTTCATAATCAGCAACAAAGCCGAGTTTTTCAAGCATTTCTTCCTCTATGCGTATTGAAACGCTCTTGATAGCCATACGGTCACCTCTCCATAAACATATTGTATGTTTATTTTATGTCCATCATGTGCTACAATGTTCTAAATGAATATACGGTATATCTACAATAAATTTTGGAGGCGGCTTGAAAATGCGTGTTGCTGTAATCGGTTCAAGAGGGCTTATGGTGGATGACCTCGGGAAATATCTGCCGGACAATGTAACGGAGATCGTTTCCGGCGGTGCGAGAGGTGTTGATAACTGTGCAAGGAGCTATGCGCAGACACACGGAATCAAACTGACGGAATTTCTCCCGGAATATGAGAAGTTCGGCCGCTCCGCACCCCTCAAGCGGAATATTACGATCATCCAGAATGCAGACCTTGTATTGGCTTTCTGGGACGGAACATCCCACGGCACGAAATTCGTGATCGACAACTGTAAAAAGATAGGTGTCCCAGTCAAAATCTTTGTACCCAATTGGGAGTGCAAATGAAGCCGATGTCTTGTTCACATCGTAGAATGTAGCATTTCCGGCAGATAGGACTTGCTATTCAGCGAAATCTGAGCAATATATGTAGTACGCCAAACGAAAGGAGTGCTACTATGAAAAACGAAGCAATGAAAACTGCCGTGGATGCCTTTATACTGGAGCGCATCAATGATTGCGGCAGCAGACCGAACGAATCATTGTCCGATGCCATCGAGCGGCTGTCCGTGTGTGCCAACAAGCTGAGAAATACGCTCTCTGCCGAACAGCGCATCCTGCTGACCGATTGCGAAAATGCCTACTCTGTGACAGACGGCGAGACAATGAACTACTATTACCGTGCCGGGTTTTCCGACGCGGTATTATTTTTGCTTGGGTTGAGGGATTCTGAATGGAACTGAATTTTCATGTGAATGGTGCAGAGCGCAAGCGGCTGGTACAGACCATCTCCAACTGGCTCGGTGTCCCCGCAAAGTACTGCGGTGCGCCCACATTCAACTATGAGGTGGATTACTTCACCATCGACCGAAACGGCAGCCTTTCCTTTGATGACCGTGCCGACAGCGAGGTCATTGAAAGATTGCTTGAGCATATCTACGATGAGGGCTTCGATATTGACCAGAGCCACACCGATGCCGAGGACGAGCCTTGTGCCGTCTGCATTTCCATGCCGAAGGGCCTGTTCACAGACAGCAATCTTGAAAACCTCAAGGCACTCATTGCCGCCAAGGGCAGCCTTATCAAGAAAGCCCTCGGCGTGAATGACCTGCCACTGGAAATCACGGACACGAAGGTATCCTTCCCTTGGTTCCCGGCGACTCCAACCCCGGACGCGATGAAAGCCTATGACACCTTTATCTGCAAGCTGTGTGAAATGGCACGAAATCAAAGCCGTGTCAATTCTTCCGAAAAACCGATTGAAAATGAGAAGTATGCATTCCGTTGTTTCCTGCTTCGGCTGGGTTTCATTGGTGATGAATACAAAGCTGCTCGAAAAATACTGCTAAAGAACCTCTCCGGCTCTTCGGCTTTCAGAAACGGAGGTGCGCAGCATGAGATTTCCGAGTAAAGAGACTGTCGAACGTGTCCGAAAGGAATATCCGGTCGGCAGCCGTGTAGAGCTTGTTCGGATGGACGACCCCCAAGCACCGCCCGTCGGCACGAAAGGCACTGTGCGTGGTGTCGACGATATCGGCTCCATCATGGTCGCTTGGGATAACGGCTGCGGTCTGAGCGTGGCCTACGGCGAGGACATCTGCCGGAGGTGCGACAATGCCTGAGAAAGTCCGAGAACAGATCCTCGCCATCCGCAAGACCGGCCGCACGAATATGTTTGATGTGCCGATGGTACAGTACATTGCCAATGAGATGCGGTTTTACGAGCTGGTGGTATTCCTCGAAGAACACCGAGGCGAGTATGTGCATTTCATCCTCACGGGAGAACCGCTGTAATATACACAGTTTTTACTCCGAATGATCGTGTACTATATGCCTCCAAAATGACTGGATATATCCCGAACATGACGGTAATATACACTCACAACAAAACAAACGGAGGTACACGATCATGTGGAAAGAAGGCAGCATCAGAGTTAACGGCGAGGTTTTTCACTACTGGATGAAGCAGTACGACAATGGCTCCGAGTGGGGCATCGAGGGCGGACGCATTTCCAAGCTCATGTTAAAGCGCAACGGATACATCGTCTGCAACTACGACAGAGGTTGGGACATTGAGCCCACCGATGAGAACACGCAGCTTGCGCTGGAGCTTCTGCTCCACAGCGAGAACTGGTAAAAAACCGAAATTTCAAAGCAACGGCTCCGAAAGGGGCTGCTGCTCGTTGTACGGAAGGTCGCACCGATTTCGGTGGCGGCTATTTTTATACCTCGGAGGTGGTCTCTACGAGAAAACTGAAAACATATAAGCCCACAAGGTTCATGGAGAAAACTTCCCACTATGATACGGACGCAGCGGATTATGCCGTCATGTTCATCGAAAGTCTGTGTCACACCAAAGGCACCTGGGCGAGAAAGCCCTTCGAGCTTATTGACTGGCAGGAGCAAATTATCCGGGACATTTTCGGTGTCCTCAAGCCCAACGGCTACCGGCAATTCAACACGGCATACATCGAGATTCCGAAAAAGCAGGGCAAGTCCGAACTTGCCGCTGCGGTGGCACTTCTGCTCACCTGCGGTGACGGAGAGGAACGCGCCGAGGTCTACGGCTGTGCCGCCGACCGTCAGCAAGCATCCATCGTTTTCAATGTGGCGGCCGACATGGTGCGGATGTGTCCGGCTCTTTCCAAGAGGGTCAAGATACTGGATTCCCAGAAACGGCTCATTTATCAGCCAACGGGCAGTATCTACCAGGTGCTCTCTGCCGATGTCGGCAACAAGCACGGATTTAATACCCACGGTGTGGTATTCGATGAACTGCACACGCAGCCGAACCGCAAGCTCTTTGACGTCATGACCAAAGGCTCCGGCGATGCCCGGATGCAGCCGCTGTATTTCCTCATCACTACAGCCGGAAACGATACAAAGTCCATCTGCTATGAGATCCACCAGAAGGCCAAGGACATCATCGAGGGACGCAAGATCGACCACACCTTCTATCCCGTCATCTACGGTGCGGAGGAATCGGACGATTGGACAGACCCGAAGGTTTGGAAGAAAGCCAATCCGTCCCTCGGCATCACGGTCGGCATCGACAAGGTGAAGGACGCCTGCGAGTCTGCCAAGCAGAACCCCGGCGAGGAGAACTCCTTCCGGCAGCTGAGACTTAACCAGTGGGTGAAACAGGCGGTGCGCTGGATGCCGATGGACAAGTGGGACAAATGCGAATTCACTGTCTGCGAGGATGATCTGGAAGGTCGCGTCTGCTACGGCGGTCTGGACTTGTCCTCCACAACGGATATTACAGCATTCGTTCTGGTGTTTCCGCCGGAAGATGAGAACGACAAATACATCATCCTGCCGTACTTCTGGATACCGGAGGACAACCTCGACCTCCGAGTCCGGCGTGACCATGTGCCATACGATGTGTGGGAGCGGCAGGGCTTTTTACAGACCACGGAAGGCAATGTCGTTCATTACGGCTACATCGAAAAGTTCATCGAAAGCCTGGGTGAGCGTTTTAATATTCGAGAAATAGCCTTCGACCGTTGGGGCGCAGTGCAGATGGTGCAGAACCTTGAGGGCATGGGCTTCACGGTCGTTCCTTTCGGACAGGGCTTCAAGGATATGTCCCCACCCACCAAGGAACTGATGAAACTGGTGCTGGAACAGCGCATTGCCCACGGCGGGCAACCTGTCCTCCGCTGGATGATGGACAACATTTTCATCCGCACCGACCCGGCAGGCAACATCAAGCCGGACAAAGAGAAATCCACAGAGAAAATCGACGGTGCCGTGGCAACGATCATGGCGCTTGACCGTGCTATCCGCTGCGGCAATGATAACGGCGCTTCGGTCTATGATAGCCGTGGGCTGTTGTTCATTTGAGGTCCATCGCCAAAATATCGGTCGAATAAAGTCGGAAACTCTATTATTCAGCAGAGTTTCAGACTTATAACTCCAAAACTATTGACTTTTTTGATTTTTCGGGTATAATAGAATCAAGAAAGTCAGGAGGTGCATTATGGCTGAATTGATCAACCGCCCCCAATATCTGAATCAGCTGATTCAAAACAAAGATGTGGATCTGGTGAAGATCGTTACAGGTATTCGCCGCTGCGGAAAATCGTCCTTGCTGGATCTGTTTCATCACTATCTGTCGGAGAATGGCGTGCCGGATTCCCGGATCGTTCACATGAATATGGAATCCTTGCGTTACCGTGACCTGAACAATTACCTTTCTTTTTATGATTATGTCAGCAAGCAGATCGCTAAAGACGGAAAGACATACCTTATATTCGATGAACTGCAGACTGTAGAGCATTGGGAAAAAGCAATCGAGTCCTTCCGCTTGGATTATGATGTAGACATTTATATCACGGGTTCCAATGCCTATCTGCTGTCCACGGAATTTTCTACGCTGCTCTCCGGCAGATATGTAGAGATACGGGTGCTACCGCTGTCCTTCAAGGAGTTTTTGGACTTCTATGAGTTTGCCCCCGATGTGACAATGGACGAAAAGTTCCAGAAGTATCTCCAGTTCGGAGGAATGCCGATTCTGAGAGAATACAAGTTCAACGAAGCGAGAAGCAATCAGGCACTGGAAGGTATCTATTCGACCGTGGTGCTGCGTGATATTTTGCAGCGCAATAATGGCACAGATCAAGCCATGCTTCAAAAAATCATGCTGTTTTTATGCTCCAATATCGGCAGTATCACTTCTCCGAACAGCATCGGAAATGTACTCTCCAACGAGGGCGACATTCAAACCGGCAAGCAGAAGAACATTGCGGGAAAAACGGTGGATAAATATATTTCCATGCTCCGCAATGCGTTTGTATTCTTCTCTGTCGGTCGGTATGATGTAAAAGGAAAGCAGCTGCTCAAAACTCTTGGAAAGAACTATATCATCGACATGGGTTTTCGCAATATGCTTCTGGGCTACCGAGATGCAGATCGCGGGCATATCATTGAGAATATCGTATTTCTGGAACTGCTGCGCCGTGACTATCGGGTATATATCGGGAAGGTCGGAGAGACGGAGGTCGACTTCGTTGCGGAAAAGCCGAACAACAAGGTATATATTCAGGTAACGGAAAGTATGCTTTCCGCGGAGACCCGTGAACGGGAGCTTCGTCCGCTGCGTATGATTGGGGATAACTACGAAAAAATCGTGCTTTCTATGGATCGCAGCTTCATCAATTCCTATGATGGCATAAAGTCACTGAATTTGATTGACTGGCTGCTCAGCGAATAAGCACTGCATTTTCGGAGCGAAATCAAAGGTTTTTGCAGTTCAAGTCGGAAACTTCGCAAGAACCGATTATCATAGAAAATGAAACAAGCAAGCATATACTGAGCCGTTATTTCAAGTTGGAATGCAGAATTGAAATAAGAGCCAAAATATCTGAATATTTCAAAGCATCTGTTCGTATGAGCAGGTGCTTTTCTTTTGCTCATTTTGAAGGAGAGTGATTTAAGTGGGTATCTTTTCGGGGTTTTTCAAATCAAGGGACAAGCCTCAAGACAGAACAGCAGGCAGCAATTATGCTTTCTTCTTCGGCGGTACTACTTCCGGTAAAGCAGTGACGGAACGCTCCGCCATGCAGATGACCGCCGTGTATTCCTGTGTCCGCATCCTGTCTGAGGCTGTCGCGGGTCTGCCGCTGCACCTCTATAAATACACGGACAACGGCGGCAAGGCAATGGCGCTTGACCATCCGCTCTACCGCTTGCTTCACGATGAGCCGAACCCGGAGATGAGTTCCTTCGTGTTCCGGGAAACCCTCATGACGCACCTGCTCCTCTGGGGCAACGCCTATGCGCAGATTATCCGCAACGGCAAAAATGAGATCGTGGCGCTGTACCCCCTGATGCCGAACAAGATGTCGGTGGACAGAGACGAGGATGGTCGCCTGTACTACACCTATTACCGTGGCACAGACGAGGCTATCAAGAACAAGGAGTTCGCCGTAACGCTTCAGCCTTCGGATGTGCTGCATATCCCCGGACTCGGCTTTGATGGCTTGGTTGGCTACAGCCCCATCGCTATGGCAAAGAACGCCATCGGCATGGCGATTGCCTGTGAGGAGTATGGCGCGAAATTCTTCGCCAACGGTGCCGCACCGGGTGGTGTGCTGGAACACCCCGGCACCATCAAAGACCCGCAGCGTGTGCGGGAGAGCTGGCAGTCTACCTTCGGCGGCAGCGGCAATGCGAACAAAATCGCTGTGCTGGAGGAAGGCATGAAATACACGCCCATCGGTATCTCGCCGGAGCAGGCGCAGTTCCTCGAAACACGCAAATTCCAAATCAATGAGATCGCTCGAATTTTCCGAGTCCCGCCCCACATGGTCGGTGACCTGGAAAAGTCGAGCTTTTCTAATATTGAGCAGCAGTCCCTTGAGTTCGTGAAGTACACCCTTGACCCTTGGGTCATTCGCTGGGAGCAGTCCATTCAGCGGTCGCTTCTGTCCAAGGACGAAAAAGCTGTGTATTTTGTGAAGTTCAATCTGGAAGGTCTGCTGCGCGGCGATTACCAGAGCCGCATGAACGGGTACGCCATCGGGCGGCAGAACGGCTGGATGTCCGCCAACGACATCCGAGAGTTGGAAAACCTCGACCGTATCCCGGCAGAGGATGGCGGCGATTTGTACCTCATTAACGGCAATATGCTCCCGCTGAAAAATGCCGGGGCTTTTGCGAATATCAACACCGAAAACGGAAAGGAGGAAAAATCCGATGAAGAAATTCTGGAATTGGAAGAACCGAACGGTGACCAATCAGGAGACACAGGAGCAGATTCAGGAGAGAACACTGTTTCTGAACGGGACCATCGCCGAAGAAAGCTGGTTTGACGATGATGTCACACCGCAGCTTTTCAAGGATGAGCTGATGTCTGGCTCCGGGAATATCACCGTCTGGATCAACTCGCCCGGTGGTGACTGCGTGGCGGCGGCTCAAATCTACAATATGCTCATGGACTACAAGGGTGATGTGACCGTGAAAATCGATGGCATTGCGGCATCCGCAGCATCCGTCATCGCTATGGCAGGCACGAAGGTGCTGGTGTCCCCGGTGTCCATGCTCATGATCCACAACCCCATGACTGCGGCATTCGGCAATTCGGAGGAAATGCAGAAAGCCATCGATATGCTCTCAAGCGTTAAGGATTCCATCATCAACGCCTATGAGATCAAGACGGGGCTGTCTCGTGCAAAACTGTCTCATCTCATGGATGCCGAAACTTGGATGGATGCAAACAAGGCTGTGGAGCTTGGATTTGCGGACGGAATCATGAGCCGTGCCGATGAGACCGAGGACATGACTGTCCCCACAGTTTCCATGCTGTATTCCAAGGCGAATGTGGTGAACTCTCTCATGGAGAAGATCGCCGCAAAATGCGCCATCACCCCGAAATCCAACCGTACACAAAAAGCCGATGACCTTATGGAGCGGCTCAATCTCATTAAAAACTGGAGGTAATTCAATATGACTATCAACGAACTGCGTGAAAAGCGCAACAAGGCTTGGAACGCTGCAAAGGCATTTGTGGAAACCAAGCGCGACAAGGACGGCCTTCTTTCCGAAGAGGATGCCAAGACCTATGCTCAGATGGAAAAGAAGGTGCAGGACTACGGTGCCGAGATCGAGCGCATGGAAGCCATGTCCGCAATGGAAGCACAGCTGAATAAGCCCACTTCTTCTCCCATTACTGAGAAGCCCATGAACGGCAAGTCCACCGCTGACGAGAAGCCCAAGACCGGCCGTGCTTCCGACGCCTACCGCACCGGAATGCTTACCGCCCTTCGCAGCAACTTCCACCAGGTGAGCGATGTCCTTCGCGAGGGTGTTGACGCTGACGGCGGCTACCTCGTACCCGAGGAGTATGATTCCCGCCTCATTCAGACGCTTTCCGAGGAAAACATCATGCGAAAGCTCGGTCACACCATCACCACATCCGGTGAGCATAAGATCAATATTGCTGCGACCGCACCTGCCGCTGCGTGGATCGAGGAAGGCGGCGCACTCTCTTTCGGTGACGCCACCTTTGCACAGATCCTTCTGGATGCGCATAAGCTCCATGTTGCTATCAAGGTGACCGAGGAACTGCTCTACGACAATGCGTTCAAGCTGGAGGATTACATTCTTACCGAGTTTGGCAAGGCACTCGCCAATGCCGAGGAGGACGCATTCCTCAACGGCACCGGTGTCGGTCAGCCCCTCGGTCTGTTTGCGGTGACTGGCGGCGGTCATGTGGCAGAAACGCTTACTGCGGCACTCAAGAGTGATGATCTCATCACACTCATCCATGCACTGAAGCGTCCCTACCGCAAGTCTGCCTCTTTCATCATGAACGACAAGACTATCGCACAGATCCGCAAGCTGAAGGACAACAACGGTGCATACATCTGGCAGCCTTCCTACCAGGCAGGCGAACCGGATCGTATTCTCGGCTACACGGTTCACACCTCTGCGTATGCGCCGGAGAATGCTATTGCGTTCGGCGATTACAGCTACTACAACATCGGCGACCGCGGCACCCGTTCCTTCAAGCAGCTCAATGAGCTGTTCGCGGGCAACGGCATGATCGGTTTCGTTGCCAAGGAGCGTGTGGACGGCAAACTCATTCTCCCCGAAGCCGTTCAGATTCTCAAGCTGAAAACCGAATAAGGAAGGAGGCGGCGGTGATGGACGAGCTTCTTTCCAAAGTGAAAGCCAACCTTATCCTGGAACATACGGCAGATGATGCCTTGCTGAAAAGCTACATCACTGCCGCTGTTTCTTACGCCGAAAGCTACCAGCACATCCCGGAGGGCTATTACACGGAGAACCCCATGCCGCCCACTACAGAGCAAGCCGTCATCATGCTGTCGTCCCACTTCTATGAAAGCCGGGACGGCAGCACGGGTGGCTTTTTTGCGGATAACACCGGAGCGGCACAGCAGGTGTGGAATACCGTCAATCAGTTGCTCCGGTTGGATAGGCGGTGGCAGGTATGAGTTTCGGAAAAATGAACGGCTTTGCCGACATCGTGGAAAACCGTCAAGTCAAGGACAGCGAGGGCTTTACCCATTCCGAGAATGAAGTCCTCGCTTCCGTCCGTGTGTACCGGGAAGGTCGGCACGGCAGTCAGCGGTGGGCAAACCTCGCTGCATTCAGCGAAGCGACCGACCTGTTCCGCTTTCGGCGTATTCCGGGGCTGACGGTTACTACCGATCATTTTCTCATCTGCGATGACTGTCGCTACGATATTGTGTCCGTGGAGAATGTAAAGGGTCGTGGAATGTACATCGAGGTACTGGCGAAAAAGGAGGTGCCGACCATTGGCTAAGTGCGACATGAAAATGCCGGAGGATTTCCTTCTGAAGATTTCCAAGCTCGGCAGCAACTTTGACAGCGTTGCGGATACCGTCCTGCAGGCCGGTGGCGAGGTGGTGCTGAAAAAGGTCAAGAGCAATCTCTCCTCCGCTATTGGCAGAGGGACAAAGTTCAAATCCCGCACCACAGGCGAACTGGAAGGTGCGCTTGGCCTTTCTCCCTCCAAGCTGAACCGGGACGGTAACCACGACATCAAGGTCGGTTTCGCCGAACCTCGCTCGGACGGCGGCAGCAACGCCAAACTTGCCAACATTCTCGAATACGGCAAGCACGGGCAGCCTGCAAAACCGTTTCTGAAACCTGCGAAAACGGCATCTCGGCAGGAGTGCATCGATGCCATGACCAAGGCACTGGACGAGGAGGTGGAAAAGCTGTGAGCCTGCTATCCGATTTACAAACCATCGCCGAGCATTGCGGTGTTCCAGTGGAAACGGGTGTGTTCTCCGGCAAAGCACCGGACACCTATCTGGTCATCACGCCGCTGTCGGACAACTTAGAGCTTCACGCCGACAACGCCCCAGGCTGCGAAACGCAGGAGGCACGGCTGTCCCTCTTCACAAAGGGCAGCTACACCAAACTGAAAAATGCACTCGTCCGTGCCTTGCTTGGTGCGGACTTTTATATTACCGACCGCCGGTACATCGGCTTTGAGACCGAGACCGGCTACCATCACTACGCCATTGATGTGGCGCAAATCTACGATTTGGAGGAATAAATTATGGCGACTATCGGTCTTGACAGGCTGTATTACGCAAAAATCACCGAGAACGACGCCGGTGAAGAAACCTACGGTACGCCGTCTCAGCTTGCGAAAGCCATCTCCGCTGACCTTTCGGTGGAACTGGCAGAGGCTACGCTCTATGCCGATGACGGTGCTTCGGAGATTGTGAAGGAATTCAAGTCCGGCACGCTCTCCCTCGGCATTGACGATATCGGCTCTACGGCGGCATCCGACCTCACAGGTGCGACCATCGACAAAAACAAGGTGCTCATTTCCGCGTCCGAGGACGGCGGTGATCCCGTGGCGGTGGGCTTTCGTGCCAAGAAGTCCAACGGCAAGTACAAGTATTACTGGCTGTACCGCGTGAAATTCGGTATTCCGGCGACGAACCTTGCCACCAAGGGCGACAGCATTACCTTCTCCACGCCGACCATTGAAGGCACCATTCTGCGCCGCAACAAGGCAGACGCAGGCGGCAAGCACCCGTGGAAAGCGGAGGCACTGGAGGGCGATGTGACCGCTGCGACTATCACGAACTGGTATAAGGAAGTCTATGAGCCGACCTATACCACGACACCCGAAAAACAAGGTTAACGGAGGTAACGCACAATGGATAACGAAAGAACCGCAGTTATCAACATCGGTGACGAGGAGTACACGCTGCTCCTCACAACCAAAGCCACCAAGGAGATCGCCGGTCGCTATGGCGGGCTGGAAAACCTCGGCGAGAAGCTGATGAAGTCAGAGAACTTTGAAATGGCTATCGGAGAGATCGTGTGGCTCATCACGCTTCTGGCAAATCAGAGCATCCTCATTCACAACCTCAAGGACAAGGAGCACCCCAAGGAGCTGCTCACGGAGGATGTGGTGGAGCTTCTGACCACGCCCCTCGACCTCGCCGGATACAAAACCGCCATTACGGAGGCGCTCTACAAGGGCACCAAGCGGAATGTGGAAAGTGAGAAAGACGCAAAAAACGCGCAAGTCGGGTAACGGTCTCCGATGCGGAGCTGTTTACCCGGCTTCTTTATTACGGCCTTGCCCACCTGCATCTCAGCCAGGATGAGGTGTGGCTGATGCCGTTTGGTCTGCTGCTGGATCTGTGGGAGTGCCACAAACAGTATAACGGGCAGGCTATTCCTGCTCACGAACACTACATTGACGATATTATCCCGGACGGCATTTAAGGAGGTGACGGCGAATGGCAGATAGTTTCGGACTGAAGATCGGTCTTGAGGGCGAAAAAGAATTCAAGAAAGCACTGGCAGACATCAACCAGTCCTTCAAGGTGCTCGGCTCCGAAATGAAGCTCGCCACCTCTCAGTTCGATAAGAACGACAAATCCGTGGAGGCTCTCGCCGCACGGAATAAGGTGCTGCGAAAAGAGATCGACGAGCAGACTACAAAAATCGACACCCTTCGCAAGGCTCTGCAGAATGCCGCCACCTCTTTCGGAGAGAATGACCGCCGCACCCAGAACTGGCAGATCCAACTCAACAATGCCGAAGCCGCCCTCAACGACATGAACCGGGAGCTGGACGAAAACGAGAAAGCCATCAAGGAGGGCGGCAAAGCTGCGGAGGAATCCGGCAGTAAGTTTGAAGGCTTCGGCAAGGTTCTCAAAACCGTAGGTGTGGCACTCGGTGCAGTTGCCGTTGCCGCAGGTGCCGCCGCCGTGAAGCTCGGAAAAGAGGTCATCGCCGCTTATGCAGACTATGAGCAGCTGGTCGGCGGTGTTGACACCCTGTTCAAGGACTCCTCGCAGGAGATCCAGCGGTACGCCGCCAACGCATACAAAACGGCAGGACTTTCTGCCAACGAGTACATGGAAACGGTCACAGGGTTCTCTGCAAGCCTCATCCAGTCTCTTGGCGGCGATACCGAGAAAGCCGCAAAGTATGCGGATATGGCAATCACGGATATGTCCGACAATGCCAATAAGATGGGCACGGATATGTCCTCCATCCAGAACGCCTACCAGGGTTTTGCCAAGCAAAACTACACCATGCTCGACAACCTCAAGCTGGGCTACGGCGGAACGAAACAGGAAATGGAGCGTCTGCTTGCCGATGCGGAGAAAATATCCGGTGTCAAGTACGACATCTCCTCTTATGCGGATGTGGTGGAAGCCATTCATGTCATGCAGGAGAGCATGGACATTGCGGGCACAACTGCCAAGGAAGCCGAAGCTACCATTTCCGGCTCTGTCAATGCACTGAAATCCGCCGTGTCGAACCTCATTGTAGGCTTCGGCGATGCGGACGCTGACATGGAGCTGCTGTGCAACAACATGGTGGATGCCTTCAAGACCGTGGTGGCAAACATCACGCCGGTCATTGAAAACATCGTGGCGGCTCTGCCCACGGCGCTGGATGCTCTGCTGACGGCTGTGGGTGAATTGCTGCCCACACTGCTGGAAGCAGTCACCGAACTGTTCTCGCAGGTGCTGGAAACGCTGCTTTCTTTGCTTCCGCAGCTTATCCCGGCGGCGGTGTCCGCGCTCATGACCATCGTGAATACGCTGATTGAGAATCTGCCACTGCTTATTGAGGCTGCGGTTCAGCTGGTGTCTACACTTGTGACAGGCATTGCGGATGCACTGCCCACGCTCATTCCGGCAGCGGTGCAGGCCATTGTCACCATCGTACAAGGTTTGGTGGACAGTTTGCCAATGATTCTGGATGCGGCATTACAGCTGATTACAGGCTTGGCGCAGGGACTTCTGGATGCGATTCCGATTCTGATTGCCGCTCTGCCTGAGATCATCAACGGGATTATCACTTTTCTGCTGGACTCCATTCCGCAGATTATCGAAACAGGCATTCAGCTTCTGACCTCACTTGTTGCCGCATTGCCGGATATCATTATGGCAATCGTGGAAGCCATCCCGAAAATCATTGATGGAATCATCACTGCCGTGCTGAATGCCATACCGCTCATTATTCAGGCTGGCATCGACCTGCTGATTTCTCTCATTCAAGCCCTGCCGCAGATCATCACCACCATCGTACAGGCGATTCCGCAAATCATCTCCGGCATTGTCAATGCTCTGGTCGGAAACATCGATAAGATCATCATGGCAGGCGTGCAGTTGTTCGTTGCCCTGATTGAAAATCTGCCTACCATCATCGTGGAGATCGTCAAGGCGGTGCCGCAGATCATTGCAGGCATCGTGAAAGCCTTCGGCTCTCTGATGTATAAAATCGTGGAGATTGGCGGCAACATCGTCAAGGGACTGTGGAGCGGCATTACCCAGCTTGCCTCTTGGCTGTGGGACAAGGTGTCCGGGTGGATCTCCTCCATCTGGGACGGCATCTGCGATTTCTTCGGTATCCATTCGCCCTCGAAGGAAATGGCATGGGTCGGTGAAATGCTGGTCAAGGGTCTTGCAGGCTCCATTGACGACAACGGCGATGAAGCGGTCAAAGCCGCAGAAGGAATGGCAGAGGACATCAACGGCGTCATGGGCGACCTTGCTCACGATATGCAGACGGCTCTGCCCACCGACTTTGACGTGAACGGCTCGATCCGCTCTGCCGTGGACGGCGTGGTCGGTAAGGCGGCATCCGCTTTCACCATTGCCCTGAACATTACGAACTTCAACAATTACAGCAGTGAGGACATCCGTCAGCTGACCAACGAAGTTATGGAAACAGCGAATCAGTTCGCCCAGCGGAAAGGAGTGGTATTCGCATGACCTATTTTACCTACAACGGCCGCAGTTCCGCTGAGTTCGGTCTGCATATCGAGAAGAAGGACGTGTTCTCCGCACCGGAGTACGATGCGGAGTTCATCTCCATTCCCGGCAGAAGCGGTGACATCATCAATCCCAACCGCCGATTTTCCAACATCAAGGTGACCTACACAGTGTTCCTCGCTCGGAAGAATATAGCCGCACTTGCCGCTGTCCTGCGGGACATCAAGGGCTGGCTGTATTCCGAGCCGGACAAATACCATGAGATCACCGACTCCTACGATGCGGAGTATTTCCGCTACGGTGTCATCTCCGGAAATCTGGACATTGAGGAGCAGCTAAACAAGGTCGGCAGCTTTACCGTGACCTTCAACTGCAAGCCTTTCAAATACAGCTTTGCGGGACAGCAGACGGTGTCGGCTGACGCCTCCGAACTGACGATTACCAATCCGACGGCGTTTGAGAGCCGACCGTACATCAAACTCTATGGCAGCGGTACGGTGGCGCTGCTGATACAACCCCAAGGACGGGGCATGATGATTTCCGACTTGGACGAGTACATCGAGATAGACAGTGAGCTGATGAATTGCTTCAAAGGCACTGTCCTCAAAAACGATACGGTCAAAAGTGCAGTGTTTCCGGTTCTCAAGCCTGGAAACTGCACGATTGCCTGCACTGGCGATGTAACCGGAATTGAAGTCATCCCAAGGTGGTGCTGCCTATAAAACCTCTTCCCGGTGTGGGTGATTGAAAAGTTCACAGATTCATGATATAATTTTATGAAAATATTTGTGTACAGCGGAGGTGAGCAATTGAAAAAGAAGCTTATCCTTATTGGTATAGCAATATTGGTAGTTTTGCTTACAACATGGACAATTTGGGGAAATGTGACCGTAGGTATTACGCATTATACTGTTTTGAGCGAGAAAATCCCTGCGGCTTTCAATCATTACAGGATTTCCGTTGTATCCGACTTACACAACGCACATTTTGGGAAAAACAACGGTAATATTGTCTCTCTTATTGAAAAACAAAAGCCAGATATGATCGCTATAACCGGCGATTTGGTGGATTCGAGCAAGACCAACATTGAAATTGCGGAAAGCCTCATACAACGACTTGTTAAAATTGCACCGTGCTATTATGTGACCGGAAACCATGAGGCTTGGATCGGCGAAAAATATCAGGAGCTTGAGAAGACACTAATTGACGCAGGAGTTATCGTTCTCCATGATGAGTCGATGGAACTTGCGAAAAACAATGAAACGATACTGCTTGCCGGTCTGGATGACCCCGATTTTACCGACCGAGATTCATCCATACAAGAAAGTATCCTGAAAACCAAGCTCGAAGAAATGCATCTGACAGGTGAGTATTGCGTACTGCTGTCACACAGACCGGAAACATTTAGCGCCTATGTATCTGAGAATATTGACTTAGTATTAAGCGGACATGCGCATGGCGGGCAGTTCCGATTGCCCTTTATTGGAGGAATTGTTGCGCCGAATCAAGGCTTTTTCCCGAAATATGATGCCGGGAAGTACTCCGAAAACAATACGACCATGATAGTGAGCCGGGGTATCGGCAACAGTATTATCCCCATTCGGTTCAATAACAGGCCGGAAATTATTGTTGTTGAACTCCAAAGCAAATAAAGTTTTCGTTATTAAATACAACTCATTTGCCACCGTGGAGAAATCCCCGGTGGTATTTTTATGCCCGGAAGGAGGTGACAGCCTATGATTCCAGTCCTATACCCGCCCAATGCAACGGATTTTTCCACCTTCGGCCTTGGTGTGCTGACGGACACCATTTCCTGCGAAGTGACCGAAGAGCGAAACGGTGTGTTCGAGTGCTTACTCAAATACCCTGTCAGCGGTCAACACTATGGGCTTATCACCAAGGAGCGCATCGTCAAGGCAAAGCCCAATGATACCGCAGGTGACCAGGCGTTCCGCATCTACCGCATCACAAAGCCGTTGAACGGCATCGTCACCATCTACGGGCAGCACATCTCCTACGACCTTGCCAATGTTCCCGTGCTGCCGTTTGCCACAGAGAGTCGCTCACCGCAGCTTATCCTCTCACAGCTGCTTGCAGGAGACACACGCTTTACAGGTTGGACGGACTATTCGGACGCCAAGGCATTCTCGGTCGCACAGCCGAAAAGCGTCCGCGCCTGTCTGGGTGGCACGGAAGGCTCCATGCTGTCCAAATGGCACGGCGAGTTCGAGTGGGACAACTTCACGGTGAAGTTCCACACTCACCGTGGACAAAAGACCGGCGTGGTCATTGAATACGGCAAGAACCTCATCGCCTTGGAGCAGGACGAGGACAACAGCGGCGTGTATACGGCTCTGCTGCCGTATGCGATTTATGCCCCGGAAGGCTCGGAGGATGAGACCGTGGTCACGCTGCCGGAGGTCACGCTCCCCATTGTGACTTCAGAGATCGTCCGGGCGAAAACGCTCATCATGGACTTTTCCGACCAGTTTGACGGAGTTGTGACCGTGGATGCTCTCCGTGCAAAAGCCAACAGCTATATCAAGGCGAATCCACTGGGTACGACTATTCCAACGGTCAAGGTTTCCTTTGAGCCGCTGTGGAAACAGCCGGAATACTCGGCGCTTTTAGAGCGTGTCAACCTCTGCGACACCGTTACCATCCGGCATTCTGCATTGGGTGTCAGCGTGTTCGCAATGGTCATTGAGACGGTCTATGACACCCTCGCCGAGCGGTACAAGAGTATCTCTCTCGGTCAAAGCAAGTCCAGTATGATCACCACCATTTCCGAGGTGCAGTCAACGGTGGACAAGGTGGAATCCACGGTGGGACGTTTTCCGAAACTGCTCCAAGCCGCTATCGGCAAAGCCACGGGGCTTATCACCGGGCAGAGCGGCGGCTATGTGGTCATTCACACCGCAGAGGAAAATGGACAGCCCTACGAGCTGCTGATTCTGGATGCTCCCTCCATAGACGAAGCGGTCAATGTCTGGCGATGGAATGTGGGCGGTCTTGGCTTCAGTCACAATGGCTACAACGGTCCCTATGAAACCGCCATCACGGCAGACGGACAAATTGTGGCGGACTTCATCACCTCCGGCAGCTTGGTAGCGAATATCATCAAGGCTGGTGTCATTCAGTCACAGGATGGCTCGTCCTGGTGGGACTTGGAGAGCGGCGAAGTCGTTCTTCGCGCCTACGCCACCAGCAAGGAGGTCACCGAGGTCAGCGACCGCATTACCACCATCGAGGAGCAGAAAATGCTCCGACTGGTCATCATCTCATCCAACGGGAACATCTTCAAGAACGGTAATGTGAAAACGCTGCTTTCTGCCAAGGTGTACTCCTGGGACGAGGACATCACCGACACGCTGGATGCCAACCAGTTTATCTGGACGAGGGTGTCAGAGGATACGGAGGCGGACAAGGTCTGGAATGAACAGCATTTCGGCGGCGCAAAGTCCGTGGTCATCACCGGTGCGGATGTCAAAGTCCGCGCCACTTTTTATTGTGACCTCATCGACACCACGACCAGGCAAAGCCTGTTATAACGGAGGAATTTACTATGGCAACCGCAGAACCCACAACAGAAGCCGGCACAGTGTCCGGTTCAGATACAACAACTTCAAAGGAGGCTTCTCACATGAGCAAAGCACAAGGCCAGTTTACCATCATCGACTACAATGACGCACTGACGCTGACGGGGTACATCGGCTCAAACCTCGCCAAGACTCAGATGTATAACCCCGACAACGGCAGTTATACCCCGGACTGGAAAACGAAGAACCTCGTTCTGACGCCCAGCCTGTATGTCATCGGCACCACCGCCGACCAGATCGCCACCGCCAATGTCACCTCGGTCAAGTGGTATGTGGGCGACAGCAACACCGCCATTACCGCAGGTACGAACTACGGACTGAGTGGTGCCAAGAGCCACATCCTCACGGTCAAGGCCAATGTCATGGCGGAGCTGCCCGGCATCGACTACCGCTGTGTCATCACCTACAAGGACGAAAGCACCGGCCTGTCGCTGACCCATCCGCTGACCATTTCCTTCTCCCGCGTGGTCAACGGCTCCGGCATCGTTGACCTGCTGGTCACCACACCCAACGGAAATGTGTTCAAGAACGAGGAGGTCGCCAGTCTGGCCGCCAAGGCCGAACTGTGGCGTGGCTCAACGGTGGACACCACCAAGGTCAGCTACAAGTGGGCGGTCATGGACACTTCCGTCACCGCTACTTCTTCCACCGGCTATGATGCTGACTTCGGTATCGGCTGGCGCAAGCTCTCGGACGCTGCTGACAAATACACCGGCACGGCCACCAATACGCTCACGGTCTGCGCCGCAGCGGTAAACAGCTACGCCGTGTTCAAATGCTGTGCCCAGGACACGGATTCCGCATCCGCTTCTTATAACACGAAGTTTTTCGATGTGGCGACCTTCATCGACAACTCCGACCCGTTGCAGATCATCGTCACCTCCACGGGCGGCGATGTGTTCAAGAACGGCCAGGGTACGACTGTGCTGACCGCCGTCTGCTACCAGGCGGGCTCCGAGGTGGATGCGGCCGGAAACGGCAGTTACACCTGGACGAAGTACAACAAAGACGGCGTTGTCGATACCTCTTGGGGTACCAACGGCAGCAAGACCGGTAAGACCCTGTCGGTGTCCAGCGCCGATGTGGATACCAAGGCAACCTTTATGGTCGTTGTGGCACTTTAAGGGGGTGGTGAGATGATCGCATCGGCTCAGTTCACGATTATCAGTCTCTGCGATGTGGTCACCTCGGACACGCCGCCGGAGAACCCCTATGAGGGGCAGCTCTGGGTGGATACTTCCGTGACCCCGCCGGAAACGAAGATATGGGACGGAAATGAATGGGTGGTGCAGAACGACATTGAAACGATCCGCACCACCATTTCCATTCTGACCGAGAAGGACGCACAGTTCCAGCAGACCATCGACGGGCTGAACAGCTATGTGGCGACCCTTACCGAAACGGTGGAAACAGTGTCCAACGACCAGGGCGTCCTGGAGGAACGGGTACTGAACTCCGAAAGCCGTGTTTCGGAGCTGGAACACACCGTGGATGGACTGTCCGTCACCATGCAGGAACAGTACATCGGCGGCATCAACTATGTGCAGAATTCTTCCGGACTGAACGGCATCACGGACGATTGGAGCTACTCTGGCACGGTGAAAACCGACACCTCCACGGATACCCAGAACAACACCATTTCCGACTCCTGCTTTGTGTTGGGGGCTTACTCCTCGTTGTCGCAGTACATCCGAGGGGTAGTTCCCGGAACTTACACGATCTCAGTTCGGGCAAAGAAAACCTCGACCATGTCCGGGTATTTCTATGTGACCTACAACGGAAACAAAACCAAGTACCTGTTCAATAAGTCCACGGCGTTTGACTGGACGGATTACTCCGTAACGCTCACGGATGTGACCGACCCCACGCTACGCATTTACTGCTACTGTCGGGATGCATCCATCTATCTCGCCGACATCATGATCTCCGAAGGAGCAATTCCCCGCAAGTGGACGCCCGCCCCCAACGAGATCTACACGCAGGAGGTCAAGATCGACAAGCGGGGCATCGAGGTATCCAACAGCGCATCGTCTCAGCGGACGGTCATCACGAACACGGAGTTCGCCGGTTACTACAACGATGAGGTGATTTTCACCCTGAACAAGGACGAAACGCAGACTAAGAAAACCACGGTGGACGGCGAGCTGACCGTGGGCAAAACGAAGTTTGTCCCGATGCCGACGGCGTCCGAGGGGTTGAATATCGTCATTCTGGATTAAGGAGGGAAAGCTATGGCAACTTGGAAAAGTGCAGCATACGATGGGCGCTATCTTCAACTGGACATTTCGGAAAGCGTAAATGTGATCGGTAACAGCTCGACACTTTCCTGGACGCTGACCTCTACCGGCGGCGCATCCACTTACTACACCATTGACACGACCACTGTAACGATCAATGGTACGACCGTCTACTCAAAGGAACGTACCTATTGGGATGACCGTGTTTTCCCGGCAAAGAAAGGTTCTGTCAGTGGCACGATCACTGTTGCGCACGACAGCAACGGCAGCAAAACGATTGCGGTCGGATTCTCGACCCGTGTTTATATCTACGGTTCACAGGAATACGGCGGCAGTATGACGCTGACCACCATCGACCGTTCCGCACCTACCGTGACCTTCAGTACATCGAATGTCACGGCAAACGGGTTCAAAATCTCCGCTACATCCTCTGCCACGGCGGACATCTGGCAGTACAGCACAAACGGCGGTTCGAGCTGGACGCAGTTCTCAACGACGGCATCCACCAGCGCCAGCGTAACATTGTCTTCGCTTTCGCCGAACACGAGCTATACGGTGAGGGTCAGAGCAAGGCGGCAGTACAATCATGTCTACGGCACTTCCGGCAGTTCCACGGTCAAGACGCTGGGCGGTGCTGTGGTGAATAGTGTCAACACGGTGACGGCGGACAATGCCACGGTTTCCATTACAATCAATGTGACCGTGTACGAAGCCTCCTACACCAATACGCTGGTGCTCAAAAACGGCGGCACGACCATCCTGACTATCTCCGGGCTTTCCTGGTCGAAGGGCACTGCGAACCGCACGGTCACGCTGACATCGGCGCAGAGGACAACGCTGTTGAACGCTATGGCGTCCATCAAGTCCTTTATAGGTACCTTTGCGGTTTCGTCTTACAGTGGGTCTACGCAGATCGGCAGCACCTCAAGCAAGACTGCCACGGTACTGACCACGGCAACCAATTCTGCTCCGACCATAAGCGGATTCACTTATGCCGACAGCTACACGACCACAAAGAACCTCACGGGCAACGATCAGCTGTTCGTTCAGAACTACTCGACCCTCAAGGTCACGCCCGGAACGGCAACTGCAAAAAACGGTGCCAGTATTTCCAACTACACAGCTTCCTGCAACGGGCTGTCATCCTCTAACACTACCGGCTCTGCCTTATCTGTTGGAAAGATCGCCAAGTCCGGCAGTGTGACGGTCACGCTCTCGGTCACGGACTCCCGCGGCTACACCGCCGAAACTTCACAGACGGTGACGGTCATTCCGTACACCAAGCCGAAGATATCCTCGATAACGCTCCGGCGCACCAACGACATTGAAGCGGAAATGCAGCTCAAATTCAGCGGTTCTATTTCCGCAGTGACAGTAAACGGAACGCAGAAAAACAGTGTAGTCTATGTGCGGTATCGGTACAAGAAAACCAGTGAGAGCAGTTACGGCAGCTACGCCAGCATCTATTCCGGCACGACAAAAAGCGGAACCTCTTTCAGCTACTCCAATTTGGAACTGTGCAGTCTGGATGCCAACAGTTCCTACGACCTTCATCTACAGATCCAAGACAAGCTCTATTCTCTGAGCGGTCTGGATCTGTATTTTGCTGTCCCGCAGGGTACGCCGCTCATTGCGCTTCGGAAAAAGAAGGTCGGCATCAACACGCCGGAGCCACAAGCCATGCTGGATGTTGCCGGGGATATGCGTGTTGATGGCTCACCCCTCGCAGATTTTGTCATTCAGCAAGGGACAAGCGGCATCTGGAATTACCGTAAATGGAAAAGCGGTACAGCGGAATGTTGGGGTCAGTATTCCTTTACGACCGCCATTTCGACGGCATGGGGTGTGCTCTATGAGAGCGGCGCAATTGCGCTCCCTAATTTTCCATTTACCTTCGCGGAAATTCCTCATGTCCATATCTCCACGGAGAACAGCAATTACGCCATGTTTGTGGAGCGAGGCAGTTCAAGTAGCTGGTCTACAACAATCAACCCCGGAAAGATATTTGCCGTGAGACCAAATACAGTACCATCGGCAACCTACAAAGTATCAATCTATGCTATCGGAAAAGTGTGACGCTCCGGCGTCACTTTTTTCATACCCATTTTTAATTTCAAAGGAGGACAAACAACATGAAAGAATTCTGGATGACCATTCAGGTGGTGTTCGCCGGTATCGGCGGCTGGCTCGGATGGTTCTTGGGAGGATGTGACGGCTTGCTTTATGCGCTTCTGGCTTTCGTGGTCATCGACTATGTGACCGGCATCATGTGCGCCGTGGTGGACAAGAAGCTGTCCAGCGAAGTCGGATTCAAGGGCATTTTCAAAAAGGTGCTCATCTTCGCTCTGGTCGGCATCGGGCATATTCTCGACACCCGTGTCATCGGCAGCGGCTCGGTGATGCGTACCGCCGTCATTTTCTTCTATTTGTCGAATGAGGGCGTGTCCCTGTTGGAAAACGCCGCATACCTGGGACTGCCCATCCCGCAGAAGCTGAAATCCGTGCTGGAGCAGCTTCATGACCGCAGTGAAAAGGAGGATGAATAATATGGTTTACACAAACAGTTCCCTGGTGTCCTACACCAAACTCAGCCCGAATCACTCTGGGCAGCGTACCCACAGCATTGACCGCATCACGCCGCACTGCGTGGTGGGTCAGTGCAGTGTGGAAACGCTGGGCAACATCTTTTTGCCGATCTCACGGCAGGCAAGCAGCAACTATGGCATCGGCGTGGACGGTCGGGTCGGGATGTATGTGGAAGAGAAAAACCGCTCCTGGTGCTCCTCCTTCGCAGCCAACGACCAGAGAGCTATCACCATCGAGTGTGCCAGCGACAACACCGAGCCTTACGCTTTTAAGGATGTGGTGTACAAGAGACTCATCGAGCTTTGCACCGATATCTGCAGGCGAAACGGCAAAACCAAGCTGCTCTGGCTGGGCGATAAGACCAAGACGCTGAACTACACTCCGAAGTCTGACGAGATGGTTCTGACCGTCCATCGCTGGTTTGCGAACAAGAGCTGCCCCGGTAACTGGATGTATGCCCGCATGGGCGATCTGGCATCCAAGGTCACGGCAGCTCTCGGCAGCGAGGTGAAGCCGATCGAACCGACCCAGCCCACTGGCACAATCAAAGCTGGAGACCTCGTGGCCATCACAGGCAGCACCTACTATGGCGGCAAGTCCATCCCCGGCTGGGTGAAGAAGCTCCGCTGGTATGTGGTCGAGGTCAGCGGCGACCGTGCGGTCATCAACAAGGATGAGTCCGGTAAGTACGCCATCATGTCGCCGGTCAAGACCTCTGCGCTCGCCGTGGCAGGCACGAAACCCTCCGAGGATTATCCCATCCACACCGTGGTGCATGGTGACACCCTCTGGGCAATCGCCAAGAAGTATCTCGGCAACGGTAGTCGCTATAAGGAGATCGTCAGTCTGAACGGGCTGAAAAGCAATGTCATCTACAGCGGCATGAAGCTGAAAATCCCTAACTGATATGAAGCCCATCGAGGATTTTTCTTCGGTGGGCTTTATTTTTTCACCCATTTTTTCCGAAACGCCATTCTCATGTTCATGGGATAGTGAGGAGGTGGTTCGCACATGACAGACCATCAGAAAACAAAGATAGCCGAAATGAGAAAAGTCGGATGCGGCTATTCTGAAATATCCAAAGCTCTGTCCGTTTCGAGAGATACCGTCAAGACCTTCTGCCGCCGAAACAACATCACGGTCGACAGCACCGAAGAACCGAAAGAGGCAGCGGGAATCTGCCCGGAATGCGGAAAGCCGATAACGCAGATATCCGGCAGAAAACCGAAGCGTTTCTGTTCGCCGGAGTGTAGACAGAAATGGTGGAACGCTCACCCGGAGCGTGTCGGACAGAAAACGGTTTATGAATATGTTTGTCCCGGATGCGGTCAGTCCTTTACCACCTATGGAAACAGCCGCAGAAAATACTGTTCCCACGAATGCTATGTGGAGACAAGGTTCAAAGGCGGTGAAGCCCGTGACTAAAGAGCAGATAACAGCGGAAATCAAATATCAGGCAAGCATTGCACCGTTCCGGCTTATGCTGAAAAACGGGCAGATTTCCACAGAGGATTATCGTGTGATAGACACAATACTCACCGAAAAATACCTTCCTGTTTTCGTTCAATTTATTCCTCCGAATTGACTGGATATATTTCAAAATCAGAGTTAATATGTCCGATACCAAAGGAGGGATACAATGAAAAAAACTATCGTAAACATTGCCCCTGCCGTAGCGGAAACCCCTCGTACAAAACGTGTGGCGGCCTATGCCAGAGTTTCCTGCGGCAAGGACACCATGCTGCATTCCTTGGCGGCGCAGATCGATTATTACCGTGACTACATTATGATGAACCCGGAATGGCGGTTTGCCGGAGTCTACGCTGACGAATCGAAAACAGGCACCAAGGACAACCGTGAGCAGTTTCAGCTTCTCTTGACCGAATGCAGGAGCGGAAACATCGATATGGTCATTACCAAGAGCATATCTCGGTTTGCGAGGAACACGGTCACGCTTCTTGAAACCGTGCGTGAACTCAAAAGCCTCGGTATTGATGTTTTCTTTGAAGAACAGAACATTTACACTATGAGCGCCGAGGGCGAAGTAATGCTGACGCTCCTCGCTTCTTTCGCCCAGGCAGAAAGCCTTTCGTGCAGCGATAACTGCAAATGGCGAATCCGCAAGGGCTTTGAGGAAGGACGGGCTTCCACCTGCACCATGCTCGGATACCGTCTGGTGAACGGAGAGATAACGCTCATTGAAGAAGAAGCCGAAATTGCAAAACGAATATTTGATTTATACCTTGCCGGATACGGTCTTCAGAAAATCGCCAACACACTAAACGAAGAAGGGATGTACAGCATCTTCGGAAATGAATGGCATCCGACAACTGTGCGAAAAGTCCTGACAAACGAGAAATATTGCGGAGACCTTTTGCTTCAAAAAGTATATCGTGAAAACCATCTTACAAAAAGAAAATGCCACAACACCGGGGAACTTCCACAGTATTTTGTCGAGGATGATCATCCGGCGGTGGTTACCAGACAGATCTTTATGGCGGTTCAAGATGAATTGAAACGCAGAGCAAAAGAAAAAACACAGCCGGTTGGTTCGAAAAGCAGTTTTACCGGGAAAATCCGATGCTCATGCTGCGGAAAGAATTATCGCCGAAAGACAACACCTTATAACATCGTCTGGTGCTGTTCGACCTACAACTCCAAAGGAAAGAAATACTGCCCGGACTCAAAGGTCATCCCGGAGGAAACGCTGAAACGGGTGGCGGCAGAAATTTTGAAAACGGACGGATTTTCGGACGAGGCATTTGAAACGCAGATTTGCACGATAGAGGCCCATCCGGGAAATCTGCTCCGTTTCATTTTTACGGACGATTCGACTACGGATTATGTCTGGAAAGACCGCTCACGCTCCGAAAGCTGGACAGATGAAATGAAAGCCGCCGCCGGAAGAAAAACAAAGGAAAGGAACGCAAATCATGGCAAATAAAACAGTCAAAAAGATAGAAGCCACGAAGCCAACGCTGTCGGCACAGTATTCGACTTTCACCCGAAAGCGAAAGGTCGCAGCCTATGCCCGTGTTTCAACGGCAAAGGAAGAACAGGAAAACTCTTTTGAGGCACAGGTCAGTTATTATACACAGAAAATACAGGCTAATCCTGAATGGGTCTTTGTCGAGGTGTATTCCGATGAGGGTATCACCGGTACGAACACCAAAAAGCGTGACGGCTTCAACAGAATGATAGAAGATGCCCTTGCCGGGAAAATCGACCTAATTCTCACCAAGTCCGTCAGCCGCTTCGCACGAAACACAGTTGACAGCCTTGTTACCATCCGGCAGCTCAAGGAGAAAGGTGTGGAGGTGTTTTTCGAGAAAGAGAACATTTACACTCTCGATGCCAAGGGAGAACTGCTGCTTACGATCATGTCCTCGCTGGCACAGGAAGAAGCAAGGTCGATTTCAGAGAATACCTCATGGGGTCGAAGAAAGTCCTTCGCGGACGGAAAGGTCAGCCTCGGCTATTCCAATTTCCTCGGTTACGACAAGGGTCCCGATGGGGAGCTTGTTATCAATGAGGAGCAGGCGAAAATCGTGCGGAGAATTTATTCGGAGTTCCTCGCCGGAAAAACTCCGGGCGGCATTGCAAAAGGGCTGACCGCTGACGGCATTGAAACGCCCGGTCACAAGAAGGTGTGGCAGGCTTCCACGGTGCTGAACATTCTGAAGAACGAGAAATATTACGGAGCAGCCATACTTCAGAAAGAAATAACGGTATCGTACCTTACGAAAGAGAAGCGGCCCAACACGGGCGAACTGCCCATGTACTATATCGAAAAAGACCATGAGCCTATCGTTTCCCCGGAAACCTTTCAGATGGTGCAGGAAGAAATGCGCCGCAGACGGGAAGCTGGAAGCAATATGCAATGCGTGTCCATTTTCTCAAGCCGCATCATCTGCGGTGACTGCGGAGGATACTACGGCAGAAAGATATGGCATTCAAGCACCAAGTACACCGCATGGCACTGGCATTGCAATGCCAAATTTCAAAAGCGAAAATACTGCGAAACACCGACCCTCAAAGAAGAAAGCCTGGAAGAGACCTTCGTTGAAGTGTTCAACAGCCTGATTGCCGACAAGGACGAAATCGTAGAAAACTACCGCCTTTGCATCGATGCCGTTACCGATGACAGCGAGTACTGCAGACAGCTTGGGGATTTGAACAACGGCTGCGGTGAAGTTCAGACGCTGATAAGAAGCCTTTTGATGACTTACAGCCGACAGGACACCGCCGATGATATCCATGAGAAACTAAAAGAATATGAGGAGCGGCTTGACACGATGGCTCGGCTCAAGCAGGAGCTTGATTTGAAGATAGCCGCCTGTGCTGCCAAGCGTGTGCAGATAACCGGCTTTCTGAACGAACTTGTGAAGCATGACGCTCCGCTTGCAAAGTTCGACCCGCTTGTATGGCAGGCGGTCATCAATTACGCTACGGTCAATCGTGACTGCACGATTACCTTTACCTTCCGTGACGGGACCGAAAAGACTGTACCAATCAAGAACGGTGTCCGTCCTTACACGAAACGCAATAAGCCGCAGGAGGTTGACGGCAATGACGGATAAAAATCTGCTTGTAATCACCCCTCACAGAAAAGAACCCGGCAAGCAACGCATCGCCGCCTACTGCCGGGTTTCAAGCCGAAGCGATGAACAACTGAACAGTCTGACAAATCAGATTAATTTCTACCGCAGCCTATTCGAGAACGATGATACCGTTGTCTTTGTCGGCATCTATGCGGAAGAGGGACTCTCCGGCACCCAAGCAGAAAGCCGACCGCAGTTTATGAAAATGATCGAGGACTGCCGGAGCGGTCTTATAGATTGCATACGGACAAAAGCGTATCCCGGTTCGGAAGGAACACTGTGGATACGCTTATTTACACCCGAGAGCTTCGGTCCCTGGGCATTGATGTTTTCTTCGAGAAAGAGAACATCCACTCCACCGAATCCTCTGGGGAACTCATGCTCACGCTGATGGCTGCGTTTGCCGAGTCCGAGTCTGAGACGATGTCGGAGAATATAAAATGGGGCAAACGAAGAAGATATGAGCAAGGCATCACGGGGAGCATCACACTCAACGGGATGTACGGTTTTCGGCAGAACAAGGGTATCGTGACCATTGTGGAGAATGAAGCTGAACTGGTGCGGCGAATATACAAGGACTTCATTGACGGCTACAGCTACTGTGAAATTGCCGACAGGCTCATTGCCGATGAAGTGCCGACCAGAATGCCGGGTGCTTCCTGGGCGAAGACCACTGTTCAGAACATTATCCGAAATGAAAAATACTGCGGTGACTGCCTGTTTCAAAAGGCATTCATTGCAAACCCTATCACACATCAGCAAGTCAGAAACAACGGAGAATTGCCGAAATATCTGGTAGAAGACTGCCTTCCGGCGATCGTGGATAAAGAGACATGGAAGTTGGCGCAGGCTGTTGCGGCGAGACACACACCGCACAGGCAGGCACCGAATGAGCGGTATCCGTTTACAGGGAAACTGTTTTGTGGAGTTTGCGGTAAGCCTTACTACTATTATCATTATACGACTACCAATAAGAAGCCCCTTGCCGCATACCGCTGTATGAGTCACAAGACCCAATCGGCAGTCGAAGTGCCGGGGCAAACCTATACACCACCGCACAAGGCTACATTCAACTACAATGCCTCGGCGAAACTGATAGCGTACAGAGAACGCTACTGTAAGCCGCCGAAGGAAAGGCAGATGCTCTGCACGGATGTCCGCATTCCGACCGATCTGCCACAGAAGGCATTCTGCCGAGCGTGGAATCTCATCGTGGCAAAGAAGCTCCGCTATCAGGCAACGCTGCGGTCAACGGTCGATAATGCCGAGGACATCCTCGTCCGATACCGTGCGGAAGAAATGTGTCTTCTGATTGATGAGATTGGAAAAATCAACGAGTTCAGTTATCCGCTCATGCTAAAAACGCTCGACAGGGTTGTTGTAAACGCCAACGGGAAGCTGACATTCATCTTTCAGTCCGGCATAAAAATCACAGTATAAATGCTTCGAAAAAAACAAGTGTGACTATGAAAATACCCTCGTTTTTTATGGGTAAAATCATAGTCACACTTTTTCCTTTTACAGATATTCCGAGCGGAATGAAACCTTCGACAACAAAGTCCTCCGTTCTGACACGGCATCCCGGCTCGGCTTTGAATAGCCGGAAAGTGCCGAAAATGCCGTGTTTCTGCGGCTTTTACGGGGTGGGTTCAAATGAACCCGTTGATGAACCCAGTGGGTTCAAACGCAGAGGGAAAATTAAATTGTATCAACGCCGTAGTTATTACGCATAAGTCCACCGTAATTTTGATAGAATTACGGTGGACTTTTTCTATGCCCAAAAACCGCTTGGAATCAGGCTTTTCGACCGTTTCAGCACATAAGTGAACCCC